CTATGCTTGCATGGCAAGATGGTCGCTATTAGCTTCGTCTATCTCGTGGTCAATCCATGCCACTAATGACGCCAGTGGCACGTAGTAAGCAGGCTTACCATCAGATCCGTTATTAACTACTGAGAAGCCTAGCTGACCATGTTTAGCTTTTCGGTGTAGCTCGGTCTTTGTCAATGGTGGCAGGTAGTCGCTTGCCACCTTATCAAGCGGTATAAGCGGTGTAAAACCGTACCGCATGATGAGCATTTGCTCTGTGTTGAAGTTAGTCATTTTGACAATTCCCCTTTATGAAACATTTGGACTATCTTGTTTAGCGTTATAGGTGTAGCAGGTCTAGTTGTTCCAGTTATTCCATTACCGTTACTACCATTCAACGCCGGCTGATAAGCAAGTATGTATAGAGACTCTAATATATCTAGCTCGTCTTTATGACAAGCCACATAACTCACACTGTCAAAATCCTTATCTCTATGCTGTGTTATACGACTTGCTATGTTTATGCTTTGGCCTATATAGACGATCTCATTGTTCTTAACTAGAAAATAAACGCCGCATGCATCGCCATAGGTTTTTGATTTCTTAATAAGTGCTGATTTTGGAACCAATGAAAACTTAGTTTGATTTAAAACTGGTGCGATATCAGATAAGTTTCCAGTAAGTAGGTTGACTTCACTTAAGAGCTGTCTGCGCTGTTGCTTTAGGTTTTCTATGCTCTTTTTGAGCTTTCTATTTTGCTCAGATAGCTCTTGATGACTTGCTTTCTCTATTTGGGTTAGTGGCTCCTCTATCTTTAGACCTTTATCGATAGCTGAGTTGATAATATCTCTGATCAAATATAGATGCTTATATCCTCGCGGTCCATTGTGCGAAACAACCTCACGAGGAATCGGTGTGCCTTGCTCGTTCATTTTTCTAATATGATTAGTAACACCATAACCATCTACACGAAACAGCTTTGATATCTGAGTGAGCGTCTGCTTTTCATCTAGTAGACTACGATCAATAAACTCTGGCAATCGCTCGATACCTTCGTTTTGTTCAATCATCATTCACCTCGTCTAATTTATCCGAATTCCTTTGTATCACACCAAGGCAGCCGCTTATCGACACAGGGTGATAGCCTTCAATCTCCTTAGATAGCATTCGATTTTGATGCCGTAGCAGCGCCCTTGCAAACTCATAAACATACGGATTTAAATCCGTTTCACCATTTGGCTGCTCTTTGAGCTTAAAGCCGTTAGCCAGTGCGATTTCTTTGATTTGGTCGTTAGTCATTGATACCGTCTCCATTTGGTAGTTTTGGCAACTCCATCCAATGAGTAAACCACAAGTCGTCGTAGTCCTCATCAAAGCAACCACGTCCGCCGTTGTAGTAACCAATCTCAGGCTCTAAGTCGTCCTCATTACCCATCTCGTAAGTAAAGCCTTTTCGCAAGGTAAGGTACTTGCCGTCACGAGTTGGACGTCTATCTTTTAAATTAATCCATTCACTCACATCACTCTCCTTGTTTTATAAATGGCGCTAAATCAGGCTCGCTATAACTATCAGGCTTTTGTATCTTGCCGTTCTTGTCATACTCAAACTTACCTTTGACCATCTTGCTATTGTTTGAGCGTATGACCTCTTTTAATGCGGCCTCGATATCAAAGCCCATCATATAAGCCACACCAGTTGCAGTTACGATTTGGTCGCATAGGGCGTCTAGTAGCTCGATTTTGTCCATGCGCTGCATGACATTAACAACGCTAATGTTATCGCCCTTATACCAATCTGCAATCTCTCCGTTGTGGCTTGGCTCGTGTCCATATAACGCTACATCCATCTCGTAAACTTCTTCGTAATGACAACCGATCTGAGTACAGACATCCTTATTCGTCGGCTCAGGCTTCGCAGTTTTAAACCAGTTTGCAATATCGGTGATAGAGTCGGGCACAACATACGGCTGCATCTTCTCGTTGTAGTGATTCCAGCACCATGTTTTAGCATCGTCGATAGTTGCAAAGCCGGTGGCAACATCATAGCTTTGCTGTGTGTTCAGCCGTCCGTAAACGACCTCATATTGCGACTTACTATTTTTTCTAGCCTCACCATCTTTTCTAATCAGATACTCATGGAACGCGCTTCTTGCATGATTCTGACTGTCCCACGGCAACGCCTTCAACGGTAAATTACTCATCGTCTTTGTACTCCAGTTTTTCTATTTGAGCGCATAACTCATCACGACTATCTAAATGCGCTGCATAGACTAAGTTTCGTTCAGTCCACATTTCACCGCCCATAACAATCTTGGTAATGGCCTTGTATCGCGGGTCGTCAATATCGTCAAAATGGACTGCAAATATGCAATTAACTTGCTGTTTGTTACTCATCGTTTTGCTCCTTATCCAGCTTGTTAATTGCCATGCTGTAAACCTCGTTACATACATTCTCTATCAGCACATGCTGCTCGTCCGCACTCATATTAACCACGACCTCCGATAGTGTATGAGCTAAGCTGTTAGCCATCGTCAGCAACACACTACCGGCATCGCCATCATTAAACGTGGTTATGTTGTCGTTATCGGTATAAGTGATAATGATAGCTTGGCGCTCTAAGCCTTTGCTTGACTTGTTAAAATCTTGAATAACACTCAATGCTTTTTTCTCAATATTCTTATTCATAGTCTCAATCCTCATTAGTAAATAGGGTGCCCTTATCGCGGGCTTTCGGCCTTGCCTCGACTGCTTTTTCAGAGCTCATGCAATAGCTGCAACCATCACACGTAAGGAATTGTCAATCTTGGCTGCTAGCGTTATGCGTCACTACTAGCGAGGTAACGGCATCTATTAGCCCCGATGCAGGGTGTAACTGGTTATGACGCTTTCAATTCGCTGCAATAAACTGGTTCATTGTCTCTGTGCCATTGTTTGTGGCATGGATCACAAAGCCACATAACGTCCAATGGTTTGTTATAGTCGCAATGATGACCGTGTAAGGGTGTCTCATCACTGCATGACTCACATTGACTAGGTTTATGCAATCGACCATCACGGACAGCATTGTTTACTGCGTTACGAGCTGCTGAGCGATGAGGGTAGCGTCGGTAATGAGCTATTTTCGCCTTAGCTGTTGCCTTTTTACCCTGGTCGGTTTTAGCGTAATCTTTGCGAGCTTCCACGCGATGCGGTAGGTTGGCTCTATTGCGGTCAAATTCTCGGTAGTGTTCAATGTTAGCGGCTCTGTTGGCTCTGACTCTAGCGCGTATGCACTCTTTGCAATTACCTGATTTGCCGTCCTTGCGAATAGATGACTGGTAAAAATCATCTATAGGCTTATCGGTTTTGCAGTATTTACAATTAATCATGACTAGCTCCTTAGAATGGAATTTGTTCATCTACTACGGCATTGGCCATTGTTTGAGGTGCCTGGTTACTAATCTGATTGTTAAATTGCTGTGGTGCTTGGTTCTGCTGTGGACTTAACCCTGTTTCAGAACGTGGCTGCTGATAGTTGCCGCCTTGTTGATTGTTCTGATAGCCGTTACTTTGTTGGTTGTCGTTTCTGCCACCTTGCAACTTAATACTGTTGACGCGGATTTCTTTGTATTGCTTACCGTCATACTCGCGCTCGCTCATTTCACCAATCACGGTTACTGGGTTGCCTTTTTTAAGGTATTGAGCGACTGCTGCACCTTGATTGCCCCATAGTGAGCAACTAAAGAACATCGTTTGCTTTTTATCGCCAAAACCTGTGTCCGCTGCCACTGAAAAACCACATACTTGAGAATTACCTGCTGGGCGTAACTCCGCGTCTTTTGTTAAATTTCCTGCTACGATAACTTCGATCATAATATTTCTCTCTTATTTACTGTAATCGCGCTTGCAAGGTTTACCCTCTGAACGCCACTTATTGATTAGGTTGTTTAGGTCGGTCAAGATGGACTTAACCTCGTCTTGCATACCCTCATAGGCATACATATCAAGCGTGTGGTAGTCTTTAATCTCAACCGTCTGACCGTACTCACGTACTGGCTTACACTCGAAAACCTGATAAGTAAACTGGTTTTTATTTCGCATGGTCAGGTACGCTCGCCATTGCCAAGCATCAAAGTAACGTTCAGGTTTATAGCTACCAGTCAGCTTGTGGTCATAGACCGTGTAGGGTGTTTCAACGTCAATCATGCCTACCAAGTCCACGCCATCTATGAGCTGTACAACGTGCTTATTCTCACGCTCGTAGGGCAAGCCAAGGCAGATAACATGCGTGTCATCTGAGTTGAATAGGGCGTCTAAGTTAAACGTAAAGCCGTCCATTTCAACGATGTTATGCGTGTTATTCGTCTGCTCTAAATGCTTATGCCAAGCTGTCCCTGCTGCCATAGCAGGGTTTTGAGTAAAAGCGCCGTAAAAGCGCTCATACAACTCATCTTCCGACATTTCGCTATCTAAAAAGTATTGATAACTATCAAGCCATGTGACCGATATACGATTATTCGGCATTGGCCACCTCTGCTTCCTGCTCGTTAGCAGGTTCAAATTCAGCATCTTCTACCACTGGCTCAGGCTCAACAAAGCTATTAGACGGTTTGTCATAGATAAAGCCTAGCGCCTTGCTTCGGCTCATAATGCTTTTTGCCATTTCTAGGTACAGTGGATGCTCAATCTTAAGATCAGCTTTTAACTCGTCAAGGTCGCTCGTTGTCTCAGCATCTAGCAAGTCGTTACGCAGGTCATCAAGCTCTTTTTGCGCTTTGGCAGCTTCCGCTGACAGACTATTGATGTGGTCTTTTGTGGCCTGAATGATGTTTGCTAGCTGGTTGGGTGCTTCCGTCATCGGTACAATCTGAACATTACCAATGCGTCCGCTATCCTTAGCCAAGTAAGTAGAGCTAGGCATAAAGTTAAGCACTTTAATATCACCGTTTTGGCTTTGCTGAGTGGTCATATAAGCCATCATGTCAGCTATCTTGTACGCTTCTTTTTTACTACCGCCTACCATGTCGGGGCGCTTGATTACGTTGTCACCGTCTTTGTCCTCTGACGCATGGGCTAGCAGCACGATGTCTTTACCCATACCACGTAGCATCTTGAGCCAATCGGTAAAGATACCGCCTAACTTGCCGTAACCCTGCATAGATAGCTGACCATCACGACGAGTATTACGACTATCACCCTTTAGGTTGTCGGTTATCATGTCTAGTGCGCGACCTGCTGTGTCTATGATGATAGTGTCGTAACTGGCTAGGTCTTGCGCTGTGAACGTTGCTACTTCCTGCCAACTACCGATCTGCACCGTGTCTTTACGGTTAGACGCACGATAAGCGCCCTTGTCAAAGTCGAACAAGATAGGGTTTTTAGCGGTGAACGCTAACGATGTTTTCCAGATGCCAGGGTCGCCATAGATAAACGTGATGATGTTCTCTACGTTAAGCGGCTGCATTGATGTAACGATATTAAGTCCCATGATTAAATTCCTTGTCTTACGTTCTGTGTTTGTTGAGCTTCGATAATCACATCATCAAAGCTACCTGATTGCTGCCACGACTTTATTAACTCGCGTTCCTCATCATCGGTCAGCTTGAACGCTAACGTGTCGTGGTGGCTAAACTGTTGCCATTGGTGGTTCATAGTCCGACCTCACCATATCTTGTTTGAGCTATTCGCACCGATAACCGATTCAGCATCTAGTTGCGGATAGGGCAGGTCGCCAAGCTCTCTTAAAACTCGGACTGGTTGCTTCCTGCAGAACTTAAATAATGCAGTCTGACTTTTGCTAAAGTCGATTTGCTGACCTGCATTGCCTGTTATTCTTAGGTTTCCTTGAGCAAGATGGTCGCGTATTTTTACAACCGCAGTATCTTCGTCATTCTTGACTACGCCTGAGTAAATCATTTCCGCAAAGCTAGTCAGTCTATCTTTGTTTTCTCCGCATAAATGAGCCAGCAGCACAGCGGTTCTTAGCGGTAGCGTTATACCTTTTGCGGTGCTTCTAAATAAATTACTAGTAAAAATCAGACTGTCTTTTATAGGTTCTGCTAATAAAATAACCTCACTAGCAGAAACTCTTTTTACACCGTAAGCCAGTTTAACCATCTGTATCATCTTGGCAGTTAGCCAGTCAGCTTGACCTGACAGCTTAACAACATCACCTGTGCTTCTAGCTCTACCTGTATCGACAAACATTGATGATTCGCGCTTAGTGCCATAAGTAACCAAGAACTCAACCGAACATCCGGACGCAACTACTGCTGACAATCTGTGCTGACCATCTGCAAGCGTGCCGTCATCGTAAAAGGCGATGCCTTGATGTGTTAAGCCCCATCTACCTTCTTTCATTTCTCTAGCTAGTAGGTTTACCGCAGCCATGCTTATATTGCGGTTATTCTCATTCTGATTTCTTAGTATCGACGCTGCTTTTGTTGGCGTGATTAATTCTAATTCAGCTTTCATAGTTAAATTCCTTATTGTTGTTTGATTCTGCGTAGACTCTCATTCGCAGCCTTAACCGTTTGATACTGCTCAGACTGCAAATACTCGTCCGTATAGCCACTCTCGCTAACTGGCTGCCACTCGTTACTCACAAGCAATTGACCGTCTATCTCGACTAGCGTGTAGGCCTTGTCATCGACTATGACCGTGTTGGCAAGTGCCATGTTTGCGACCAATGCGCCAAAGGCAAAGTAAATAGCGTAGGTTAGGATTGATTTCATCAGTTGAACTCCCTGTCTATAGCGCTGTTTTGCCAGTCGCTAACGTCGTAATCACCACATGGGCTGTAAGTACGCGAGTTGTCCTCCTTACCTAAGTAAACCCACCAACATTCGTCAGAATCAAAAGAAAGCTCTTTTTTTGGTACAGCATAAAAATAAACATCACCTGTGCTGTCAACTGCTGCACTCTTAACCCAATCAGGCGCGTCTTTGAATATCGCTTGCGTTAGCTGTTTCATTTACGCCACCTCGCTTACTGTATGCACGTCATAACCGTGGCAATGTGCGCTCAATAAGCTCTCAAAATGCTCTCTTACATTGTCGTCATCTAGCGGTACATCAATAACCAACATACCGTCAGCCGTTGGCTCTAGCTGCACTCTATGAAGCACAGCGTAGGGTGGTTTTTCGTAGAAGTCAGGGTCACGGCATGAGTAGTCAACACACTCAAACGTAAGGATCACATTGCATGTGTTGTGCGAATTTTGGTCTTTGCTTTCAATTCTGATTGTCTCTAACATGATGCTCTCCCTATCCGTATAAAAAGTCTGAGTTGCTTAGCCCGTAAGTGCGCTGGTCGTGCCAATCGGGTTCGTATTCGTCACCGTCATCAATCGGGTTATCACGTAGAAACTGGTTGATAACCGCTTTAATCATCGGCTCATGCTCAAATTGCAGTGTGTAAGCGTAGTCTTCACTGACGCCGTTAATCTCTTGGTAGCAATCGCCTACGCTTAGTAGCTCGATGTTCTGTCTGTCGTCAGTCTCAAAGTAAATCTCAACTGATACATCGTTAGGCATTGCGATATAAACCGTACCGCTTGTGCCTGAGTCGCTTAACTCGTGATCTGCGTCATTGTCTAATCTGATAATGTCTGTCATAATCCCTTCGCTCCTTGTGAGTAAAGCCGCTTTGATTTCCAGTCGAGAGCGGCTTTTTATTGCCTAAAATTTGATGGTCACGTTGCTAATTTTGTTTGTGTGAATTAGCTTGATGACCTGCTTAGCGACTTCTTCATCGACACCACCTGCTACCAAGTCGTCTTTTGCTGCAATGAAAATAGCGTCACGATGTTTCTTGTTCGCCTGGCGCTTAGCTTCTAAACGCTCAGCTTCTAGCCGTTCCGCTTCGATAGCGTCACGCTCACGTTTGGCTGCATCAATTGCTTGCTGCTTTGCTCTTAGCTCAGATGCTTCTTTTTCAGCAATCAGACGCGCTTCACGTTCTTTTGCTTCACGCTCTTTGCGTTCTGCTTCTTGTGCTACTTGCTGTGCTTGTCGTTCTGCATCAGCCTTAGCTTTAGCGGTTGCTTCTCTTGCAATGCGTTCTTCACGCTCTTGCTGTTCACGGTGAGCTTGTTCGGCTCTTAACCGCGCAAGCTCTGCTTGTTCATCTTCACGCTGCTTGGTTTCAGCAAGCTGTGACCGTAGCGCCTTTAAAGCAAAGTCTTTGGCTTCTAACGCTTGGCTCTTGTACTCTTGCCAATCATCACCAATCACCTTGTCTTGCAGGGCGGTTAAGCGTTCGCTGATAGCCGAGCTGTCAGCGCCTACTAGAGCTGACAAGTCAACCATTTCATCAAGGTTCGCTTCATGCTGCGCCTTACGCTGTGCTTCTCGTTGTTCTAACTCGGTCAATGGCTGTCTGATTTCATCTTGTAGCGCCTGTAATCGGCTCTTAGCAAGATTGCGATCAGCGTCAATAAGCTTGGTAGTGACGGTGTATTCGTCCTTTTTGGCTTTACCTGCCTTGTCCAAGGCAGACTTGGCGCTTGCAATCTTGGCAGCCAATGAGCGACACGTCGCTTGACCGTCTTTGGTGTCAATATCAAAAGTGATTGAGCGCGATTCGGTTTCAATCTTGCTGATAACTTCCTCAATTGCTGCTTGGTTCTCAATACGCTTGCCAAACAGTTGCGGTAAATCTTCACGCTGCGTAATGATTGTTAATGCTTTTTCTGTCATAATAGTTTCCTTAGTAAGTTAGTAAGCCCTGTCTGGTGTCCGCCAATTGCAGGGCTTTTTTGTGGGTGATTGTTTAGTTAGTACGCAATAGCCGTCGATTAAAACGGCTATAACCTAATAACTTCTAATCTCTAAGTTTTTAAATAGTGATCGCTTGCGTCGTCCGCGTTTTGCCTTGCGATGTGTATAATTTAGCACATGCTAATAATTTAGCAAGTGCTAATTTTAATTTGCGGCAGAATAATTGTAATCAGTATGTAACAGACACAAAAAAACCCGCTCAATGGCGGGCTTTCGATAAATTTAGTAATTTTTTCTAATCGTCAAAATCTATTGGCTCACGATAAACGCACCAGCCAAAAGGTGGATGCTCAACCAAGTGTGAGTGTTTTATAAAATGACAAATCCAGTAATATTCATAGTTTTTCATTGTTATCTCAGTCTTTGTTTGCGTTCAACAGCGACACCGCAAATAGTAAAGCCCACAAACCTACCGTCAATAATAGGGTAGTCAGGGTTCGACGGTATTAGCTGGGCGTATTCTTTGCCAGTTCCTTCGTCAAAACCTCTTGGCCTCCACTTCTTAAATGTCGTTTCCTTTTCCCCACTACGCATAGCCAAAACATAGTCAGCAGGGTTTGGTTGTAAATCTGGATCAATCAATACCAACTCCCCTGATTTGAAATCAGGCTCCATGCTATCGCCTTCCAAAACCACCCAGTAAGCATTTTTACCAAACCCATCACCAATAATTGGCTCAAACTCATCGGCAATAGCGTCATCGTGGTACTGACAAAACGCACCTGCTTGCACAAAATTTAATACTGGCGCATAGCGTATAGGCTTATCAGTAACTCTTTTAGCATTGTCAAAACCATCATCAGCTTTTGTTGACGCTGTAGGGTCGCTAGGCTCAAAGTAGAACTTAGGCAGCCCTAGTGCAACCTCAAGCGTTCTGGCTGCTTCCTCACCAAAACCCCTGTGACCTGATTTTATTTGTGAGATATAACTAGGGTCAACAGGGTATTGGCGACAAACAGCAGCGACCGATTTAAACTTACCACTATCTTTCCATTCCTTTAGTAAGGCTATCAGCTTTTCCTTTCTCAGCCCTTGTATTGTCTCGCTCATCTTAAATTCCTATTGCTGTTTATTAGCATATTGACGTTATTTAGCATTTTGTAAATTACAATGTGCTAATTTTTTATTGCTATAATATTTAGCATGTGCTAAATTAATTACATCTTAAGGAGTGCAAAAACATGAAAACTCATATCGACAGCTTAAAAAAATATGTAAGTGATCTTGGCAGCGATTGCGAGCGCGAAGCATTTGCTGCTCGTTGTGGAACCACGCTTGGTCACTTACGCCAAGTCTATTACGGCAACCGCTCATGTGATGCAGGTCTTGCTATCGAAATAGAAAAACACACTAACCGAGCAATTATGTGCGAGGAACTAAGAGACGGTATTGACTTCGCTTATCTTCGCAACTTACTGCCAGAAACAGAGGAGGCTTAACCCATGTACGACAACCCTAAGCACATTAAAGACCAAAGAATTAACGCTCGTTTCAATGACGATGAGATTGAAGCGATCAATAGTGTGGCCAGTTTAACCGGTCTGCAAAAAAGCACTTTGGTGCGCCAAGCGACACTTAGATTCATCGAAGAATTAAAAGCTGAACTTAAAGGAGAGTTTGACCGAGATTTCACAAACTTGAAAGACGCGGGTTAGCCCACTTTTGGTAACCGCAAAATAGGAGGGCTTATGCCTGATAACGATCAGCCGTCTTTTAGCGAGGATGAGCTAGAGGATATCAAGCGAGCAGCAAAAATTATGGGCATGACAGTCGATGAACTTGTGAGCCATGCAACTAATAGGCACGTCAAGCGCGTAAAGGAGTTTTCTCGCAAATCAATTTATAACCCGAAGTCAATAAAGATACTTAAATGATTTTCGGTAACCGAAAAGGAGCTTAAAAGATGCAAGAACAAGATATCCAAGCATGGGAGCGTGAGCTAGAACACTCTCAAATGATGCAAGCACAACGCGAAAAGGTCACATTCGCAGGTGGCAAAACTTATGAAGTACCAATCAAGGACGACAGCAATGAGTGAATACAGCGCAAACAATCAGCTATCTAATAGCAAGGCGCAAGCCAAGCAAGACACGCTCAAAGCTCAAAATATCAGATACGACTTTGAGTTGAACGAAAGTAGAAAACGAGCTAACGAAATATTTTGGCGCGGTGTCATGCGGTTTATCACGCATATCACACTGGTATCAATCGTCGTTTACGCACTATTCCATTTTGCATAGGAGCTAATCATGTCATTCAACGAACCGTATTTCGCACCGATCAACAATTACAGCAACACAAACAAAGGTATGCCAGTCGATGCAGTAGAAGCATGGCTTGACCAATTCCCACAGAAACGCGCTGAGAACAAGCCCAACGGCGGCATCATTCGCAGTGTTGCAGATACTAGCAGATTGGATCTGCGTGAAATGAGTCCGAAAGAGCGCAAGGTTGCACGCGCAAAGGCTCAACGTGAGCATAAAGAGGCGCTGAAAAACTTGGCTAAGCAAGAGGCGCAGGACGCAAAGAAAATCGCTAAGCAATTAACGAAATGGAAAAAGGAGGAACGTGCATCAGAGCCAAAGAAGATGAGCAAGTCTTTGCAATGGTTTTTAAATGAAATACAAGCGAAGGGTATTTTTGAAGTTAGCGATTTTGACTTGTCAAAAGTCTATCTGCAAAAGCTAGTAAGAGAAGCGAGAAAACTTGGTTACCAAATCGAGCCAGTCAGAAAAAGCATAGCGATTGTTAGATATCGATTAATCGACACGCAATAAAAAACGCCCTCAAGTGCAAATTGAGGGCGTCTAACAAAAACTAACTACACAAGCGGAGTATAGCAACATGAATATCTTAAATCAACAGAAAGCGCAAACCATGACCAGTCAACAAATAGCTGACTTGGTAGGCAGTCGTCATGACGTAGTAAGAAAAAGTATTGAACGCCTAGCCACAGATAAGCCAAACAAACCAGCAGTTATTCAACTTCCACCAATGGCGGAAGTTAGAAATCACTTGGGACAGGCGGTCACTCACTACGTTTTTTCAGGCGAACAAGGTAAGCGTGACAGCATCATTATTGTCGCTCAGCTATCACCAGAATTTACCGCCAAATTGGTTGATCGCTGGGCTGAATTGGAGCAACAAGCACAACAGCCACAAATACCGCAATCATTCGCTGAGGCGTTACAGCTCGCAGCAGATCAAGCCAAGCAATTAGAGCTTGCAGCGCCAAAGGTCAGCGCCTACGACAAGTTAATAGAGTCTACGCACCTAAAGTCAGTCGGTGATGTAGCTAAAAGCATCGGTCTAAGATCAGCTCAGGCATTAAATAAGAAGCTAGAAGCAGTACGAGCCTACGACGGTCGCTGTGGTAATAGAGTTTGGAGTGGTTGGTTCGTTGAGCAGGGCTTAGGCGAAATGAGAACAACAGACGAAGGTTACAGCAGTAACAAGATGACCGCTAAAGGTCAGGCATGGGCGCTTAATTTATTTGGAGGCAAATAGTAATGAGTTTCAGATTAGCAGTAGAAGCGTTTGATGCAAAAGTTGGTAATCCACTGCGAAAACTGGTTTTGCTCAAACTTGCTGACCAAGCCAATGATGAAGGTCTTTGCTGGCCCTCATACGAAACGATAGCAAAAGCGTGTGAGGTTGATCGCAGGTCTGTTATTAGACACATCAAGAAGCTAGAAGCAGATAGTTTTTTAAGAATAGAAAAAGTGTATGACAAGGAAGCTAAGAAGAACAAAAGCAACCGTTATCACTTAACGATAGCTAAGGGTGTCAAAAAGTCACTGGTGACAGAGCGTCACCACCCTAGTGTCACAGAGTCACCACTAGGTAGTGTCACAGAGTCACTACCTAGTGACACAGAGTCACCCAAACCTATCAATGAATCTATCAGTAAATCTATCAATGAATCTATCACTGCGTTTGAGACGTTTTGGGAAGCATACGATAAGAAAATTGATAGAGCTAAATGTGAGAAGAAATGGAAGTCATTAACAGCAGATAACATCAAATTGATATTAGAAAACGTCGATGAATATGTAGCAGCTAACAATGACAAGCAATATCGGAAAAATCCACTTACTTACTTAAACGGCCAATGTTGGCTTGATGAAATTGTAGTACGACAGCCACAGCAAACAAATTATCAGGGGAATAACAATGCACCACATCAACCAGCTAACAGCCAACATCAGCCAAAACGTTCACAAGCAGACATCTACGCAGACAGACTTGACGCACAGCTCGCAGCAGAATCAGAACAACGAGAGCGAGTTGTTAACTAAAGAGCAGATTGCCAGTTTGTTCAAAGGCTGGAAAAAGCTCTATCGCTCAAAAATGAAAGATGAAGATTGGGACATGGACACTGTGAAAGTTTGGCTTATCGTGCTGAACGACATGAACACCACAGATCAAGAATTTAATCTAGCTAAGCGAGTTTCAATCAGACACGAATGGCCACCAACACACCCGGTAGATTTTTTAAAGCTAGGACGCACAGAGACAGCCAGTAACTACCCCGATATGCGTACTGAGTACCTAGCAGCAGCGCAGGGCAACTACAAGCACGAGGTAACGCTTGAGACCGCAAAACGAGTCGGTACGTGGGAACTAAAGACACAGCCTGAGTCGGTCAGCTACAAATCATGGCAAAAGCATTACGTTGAGGTCTGCAAGGAACACAGCGAAGGCGCAGATTTTAAAGTACCAGAGTCGCATCAAGTCGCTTATAGCCATACACCAGTACAGCCAGGCAGCGAAACGGACAAGCAGATCACAGCCAAATTAGCAGAATTACGGAGATTGAGCGCATGAGCAACTTAGTGAAGTGTGTAGTGCCAGTATCAGGCGGCAAGGATAGCCAAGTTTGTTTAGCGTTAGCTGTAAAGCACTTTGGTGCCGAGAACGTTATCGGTCTGTTTTGTGATACTCAATATGAGCATGAGTTGACGTATAAGCACGTTGAAAAGATGAAAGGCATGTATGGGGTAGAAATCATAACGCGGTGCGATGGTGACGTGCTAAACCTCGTTAGGAAGTACAAGCGATTCCCATCAGGCACAGCTAGATTTTGCACAGACCAGTTAAAGATAAATGTCAGTAAGAAATTCTACAAAACGTTAGCTGAGTATCAAGAACAGGGTTTTGAAGTCTGGTACGGCATGAGAAGCGGTGAAAGTCATGAGCGAGCCAAGCGATACGAGGACAAGATTGACAATGAGTTATATGAGCCGCACGAGATTTTACCGAGCAACTATCCGAAGTACCTAGGAAAAATGGGTGTTCGGTTTAGATTGCCAATCATGGATTGGACAGCCAAAGAGGTGTTTGAGTTTTTAGATGGTGCTGAGAATCCGCTATACGCAAAAGGATTTGACCGCGTGGGCTGCTTCCCTTGCTTGGCTGGTGGCGATTGGTCAAAAGAGAAGGCTTTTGGGCTTGATGAATTTGGAGCTGAGCAACTGGCAAAGGTTCGTATTGTCGAGAAAGAGATTGGTAAAAACGTATTTACAAGCAAAGGCGGCGTACAACGGAATAACCCAGATCAGCTTTGTTTGATTTGTCAGATTTAAGGAGAGCAAGCATGAAAACCAACCGATACAACGACAAAGTGGTGCAGCGCGAAGAATGGGTTAAGAGCGATACGGTTGTTATCAGATACACGGACGGTTCAAAAGAGACTATGAGCCGCAAGAGTTTTAACGAGATTATTAAGGATTGATATGACCGAACCATTTTTCAAAGCTCAACTGCCAATGCCGCCATCGGTCAATCATTACTGGGCGAAATCGGTTAAGCGAGCAAAGGGCAAACAGTACGTTCACGTCAGATTGTCCGACAGAGCTAAGAAGTTTAGAAGTGACGTAGTTGCACAGGTAGCAGATATTGCACAGCGTCACGGCTCAATTAGGACGCAAAACGGACGGATAAGAGCGGTGGTAACGCTGCATGGAGCGACCAAGCAAAGTTATGACGTTGATAATTTTATGAAGGGTATCGGTGACGCGCTCACACACTCGTTGGTCTACAAAGACGACAAGCAGATTGATGAGTTGTTTATTAAACGCGGCGAAGTGACAAAGGGCGGTCAAGCGACTATTGAGCTATACGAGATTGTAGATAACACGGTCTGGAATAGCGTTATGGATTTTATCAGAGGTGTTAAGCGATAAACACTCACACAAAAACGCATCAAATCGGCTAAATGCGAGGTTTTAAAGTTGGTTTGATGCAGGTGGGGCTTGATGGGGTTTAAATCGAATAGAGAGGGTTTAGTGATGAAATTAAGCAAAGCGCAAAGAGCAGAGTTAAAACTTAAATATGGCGGTCAGTGCAGCTATTGCGGTATCGAGCTAACCAACCGATGGCAGGCCGACCATTTGGAGCCGGTAGAGCGTGAGGTGATTTGGTACAAGTGCGAAAAGTCACGGACGATGAAAAGCAAGAGTGGTGATATGCGTAAGCCTGAGCACGACCACATCGACAACATGATGCCGTCTTGCGTTAAGTGTAATAACGACAAGTCAAGCATGACGCTGGATAGTTGGCGCAGGGTCATCAAAGACAGGATTAAGACACTAAATACAGATCCGAAATATGCAAGCTACCAAAAAGCTAAGCGGTACGGATTAGTAGTTGAAACTGATATTGATGTTGTTTTTCACTTTGAGAAATACGAGGCAACCAATGACTAATCTCAAACTAAAAAGACCAATCAAGGTTGGCACGCAATGGACTCACAAAAAACAGGGCATGGTTTGCGAAATATTGGAGATTTGGATCAACACACAAGGTCAAGCGGTCATTGAATCGGTCGATGAAAATAATGAGCTTAGCACAGACAGTGTAAGTAGTTTTATTAACAATTATCGTAAGGGGTAGGTTATGAGTGAGATTGAGAAGACAGTACTAGATGAGTTCGCGTGCATACACTGCGACCACAGATATGTCAGGCATCAACTCAGGGAGACGTTTTGCGATAACTGTAACGAGATTTTGAAAGTTAAAAAGGTTGAAACTGAGAATCTAGAAAGTGAATAGAAACCCAAAGCGGCTTGATGCTATCAGGGCGCTTTCTTGCTGTGAGTGTGGAGGTAATCATGAGTGAAGAAATAGAAAAGCCTTTGAATTGGATTAGAGATAAAGCCAAAGACTATGCCAGGGCGAAAGCTACTAGGGTTTATCTTGAGCAATTCCGCAAGTCTAAGAAGGCGATATTGATACAAGAAGCACCGCAAGGCACGGGACAGGCAAAAGAGAGTTACGCCTATTCACACGCTGAGTACATCGAGATATTGGACGCGCTCAGAGTGGCAGTGCAGGAAGAAGAAGAATTGCGATACATGATAAAAGCGGCTGAATTGAAGTTTGAGCAATGGCGCACAGAGCAAGCAACCAAACGAGCGGAGCACAGCAGATATGGCAACTAGCAAACTACGCAAAAGCGCACGAGGTCAGCAATGCACGTTAAGGCTCACAGGCTGCAACCATAACCCTGAAACGGTGGTACTGGCTCATATCAGAAACAACAAGTTTTGCGGCATAGGGATTAAGCCGCCTGATTATATGGGCTGCTTTGCTTGCTCAAGTTGTCACGACACGATAGATGGCAGGGTAAAGAGTGATAGCACATATCAAGATATTTTAAGAGCGCATTTTGAGACATTGCAAATTTGGGTAGATAACGGACTGGTGGAGATTAAGTAGATGAGCGACTACTGTAGATACTGCAACAAAGACTTGAGCGATTTTGAGATACAGCACATCGCCTTACATCATCCTGATAAGCAACTATGCAGACCTTGCTTTGTTTATCGTCAGCCTGAGCCATTAGAGCCAAGACCGCCATTAACAGACGAGCAGAAAGCGGCTAACGCAGAAGATATTGTTACACGCATTAATAAATTACTTGCATTGGCAACGGAGCAGAGCAAATGAGCGACTTATCAATAACAGATTTACTCTTTGCCTACGGCGCATGGGTGAGTGACGACAATAACGAGCTTGGCTGTAAATCGCCGTCACTCATGTTGATTAAGTCAGCCCCTAAGCTGTGCAAGGATAGCGCAAAGGCATCTAAACGACGCGTGGTGAGCTTCATTAGTGATGATGACGCACTAGCAGTTGATAGGGCAATGAATCGGCTCTTACGCCATTCTGTGCATTTGCATAATATCGTGACTTACTTCTTTATCTATAATTGGAGTGAGCGCAAGATTGCAAGGGATTACTGGTCAGGCTTTGAATATCCATGTGGCACAAAAGAGGCGGGTGTCTATCATGTGAAGCCATTGCTCAATCAGGGCATAGGTTTTATTAGTGGCGCATTATGCAGAGATATAGCGTAATAAGGCTTGCATTGTTAAACACTAGGTGATACATTAGTGATACGCTTATGCTTTCGCAGCGAAAAGAAGCAACGTAATACTTAAAATAAGCGAACAAATACCAAGCCCTATCGTTAATCCGATGGGGCTTTTTTATGCCTGTAATTTAGCGATGGAATGCTCATGATGCACACTCCCGAAGTGTCAGGCTCAGGTCAGTTAGGTGTGTGCGTAAAGTGCGGATTGATGCCTATTATTGATGGTGACGAGGTTTATGACGGCTGCATTGGCAAGTTGCCAGGCGATGTTATGAACGCTTGCTGTGGTCATGGTGACGATAGATCTGCGTACATACAATATTGTGATGGATCTTTAATATCGGGCGCTAGAGCTATTGACGAGCAAAATAAAATTAATGAGACGCTATGAGCAACTACGACAAATCACATGAGTGGGTTTATAACGAATACCACAAGACAGAGAACGTAATCACTAAGCGGTCTTACTTGGACATACTCAAGCGCCGAGCTAGTACAGGCAGTAAGAAAGCCGCTGAGTTTGTACGTAAGATTGAGGGTGGTAAATAACGAGGTGAGTGATGAAAGTATATGAGGTTGGATTGGTTTGTGAGATTGATAGGTGCGGTCGCAGCATGCTATTTGCAGCTAATGACGCTTTTATCAATGCAGCACGTGCTTGTCTTGTTGCTTGTGTGGATAACTACCTAAAGATTGCTGAGGCGAACCTAGTCGATGGTGATGAATACGAAAGACAAGAGGCTGCTACTAACAAGCTTGAAGCGGAAAATGCTATTGAATTGTTGTGTAAAGCAACAACCATTGATGAAATGTCCGCTATATCGTTAGATAACCACATGCTTATTGTAAGGATATATGAACGAGAGGTAATGGGTGTGATGTTTAATGATTAGTTCAATACTTGTCGGTCTTGTCGCTGTCATTATTTATGCGGTAGGTGTTGCAATGGGAATATGGATAGAGCGAGGTAAGCACAATGATTGAGATTATGACTTATGTAGGATTATACATTCTAATCTTATTAGCTATATCAATGACCGTTGGTTTTTCATGGTTCTTAATTATAGGTCGCTCAATGTCCATAGAGCATAAAGCTATGTCCAAGCAGATTAATGAGCGCAAAGAGCTTAACGGATTAGCTACGAAACATAAGATTGATTTATAACCCCTTTTGCCCACATTGATTTGATGGGCTTTTTTATATGTGAACGTCAGGAGGCGTTATGAATGATGATACGCCTCATGGTGTTGTGAGTGAGAGTAACGCAGGTAGAAAGAGCAATCTAACGCCAGAGCTAATAACTAAAGCTAAATTATATATTAATGAGTTTAGAGAGGGCGGTTTTGTACTGCCTACTGTTGAAGGATTGGCTTATTACTTAGGGGTAGCAAGGTCGTCAGTTTACAAATACGAAGGTGAAGATTCTGAATTTTCGGACATCGTAGAGACGGTTAGGCAGTTACAGGCAATTATGCTGATTAATGGCGGTTTAATGGGTGATTTTAACGCCTCTATCGCTAAAGTGATGATGACTAAGCATGGTTATAGTGATAAGCAGGAGATTGATAACACATCAAGCGACGGCTCAATGAAGCCCGTATTTAATATTGTAGGAGTATCACCAGATGACAACAGCGCATCAGGTGACCGTACCGAATAAATTACTACCTGCGTTTAACAACCTATCACAAGCGCTCTATGACATCATCGTATGGAAGGGCGGTCGAGGTGCTGCCAAGTCTCAAGCGTTGGCTGCTATCGGTATATTAGAGAGCTACATTGATGACGGTGTGATTCTATGCTGTCGTGAGATACAGAAGTCGGTAAGCGATAGTATTTATTCAATGCTGGTGAGTTACATTGAGGACAAAGGGTTAAGTAAAGATTTTAAGATACTCAACACCTCAATAACCAATATTAGGACTGGCGCTGAGTTTATCTTTGCAGGTCTTAAATCAAACATTACAAGCATTAAGTCAATCAACAAGCTACGCGTTGTCTTAGTTGATGAGGCTGAAAACGTATCACAAAACAGTTGGGATATTTTACTACCAACACCTCGTTATGGTGCTGTGCGTATCTATGTTGTATTTAACCCGCGTTTTGAGGATGACCCAACATATCAAGAGTTTGTGGCTAAAAATGATGACCGTAAGCTAGTTATTGATATCCAATACACAGATAACCCATGGTTTCCACCATCGCTTGAGAGGCAAAGACAGCGCGACGCTAAAGGCGACGCTGGGCGCTATGCGTGGATATGGAAAGGTAAATTTTTACAAATCACGGATGCGAGTATCTACGGTAAAAAGATTGTCTCAAGAGCGTTTGATGTTGATGATAGCTTTGGTGATCCGCTAATCGGTGTCGATTGGGGCTTTAGTAATGACCCTAACGCCGTGCTGGAAAACTATATTAAAGGTAATACATTATACATACGCAATGCGGCTGACAAAGTAGAGCTTGAGCTTGATGATACTGCTGAATGGTTAGTTAAACATGTGCCAGTTATTAAGAAATACACGAGCCGAGCAGACAGCGCAAGACCTGAAACGATAAGTAAGGTTAGGAAAGATAAAGATAATCCGGTGCCGCTGATAAAAGCATGCAAGAAGTGGTCAGGTAGCGTTATTGAAGGTATTGCTTACATACAGTCGTTTGATGAAATCGTAATACATCCTGATGCTGACGCTTGTCGCGCTGAATTGACTGCTTATAGTTTCAAAAAAGATAAGTTTGACGAGATTACGGCTGTGCCGCAAGACGAAGATGATCACTACTCGGATGCTCTCCGCTATGCGCTTGAACCATTGATTCAAAACAAACCCACTAAACGACATAGAGCCACTGCTGGCAAACGGACGTATAGATGAACGATATAACTGAAAAACCGCGTTACCGTGTCACAGCAGGTAAAGCGCTAAGCCAAGAGCAAGCAACTGACCTACGAGGTAAGACCTTTTACCGCTACCTGATTCGTACTGACACTGACGAAATACTTAAAAAGGCCGGTATCAGCCGTCATGCGCTAAAGACATTGCTTACGGACCCAGACATTGACCAAGCGATTGATAGACGTGAAGAAGAGTTAGGTAGTGCTGAGTACACGATTACACCGAGTGAGGGCGCTGTTGCTGATTTTATCTATGAGCAGTTAGACCTGCATCTTGAAACGATATTACAAGGCTCATCGCTTAGTAAGTGGTACGGCTATGATTTGATTGAAATGCTATGGGGTAAAGATAGCAATGGGCGTAATGCGGTCACCTCGATGATGTCAAAACCTATTCAGTGGTTTGAGCCGTTATCTGGCGGTGCACTACAATGGTTTCCAAACGATGGTAGTCAGCCGATCATGATTAGTGATCAAGCTGACTTTTACTATCGCTATCTATACCAGCAGCATAAACCGACGTATCTAAACCCCAAAGGCAAGTCTATACTAAGCCGTGTCTACTGGCTGCATTACTTTAAAACCAACGGCTGGCGTTTTTGGTCTAAGTTCTTAGAGCGTTTTGGTTCACCCCTGCTTATCGGTAAGACTGATGCGAGTAGTGAAGAAGATGCGCAGAAATTTGCAGATGCAATACTGGCAGCACATAATTCAGGTGTTGTGACTATTGGCGCTGATGAGGATGTGACAGCGGTAACAGGTGGTAGCAATGGCGAGGCATTTGTTAGCTATGACTCAGTAGTTAAGCAAAGTATTACGACTTACTTACTAGGTCAGACGCTTACCAGTGGTACGGATAAAGGCGGTACTTACGGTCAAGGTGTTGTGCACCAAGAGCAGCAAGAGATTATCTTTAGTAGCGACCGTAAGCATGCGCTTAAAGCCGTTCAACGATTCATTGATGTGATCTGTACAGCTAACGGCTTTGAGATACCTGAGTTTAAATGGGTTGCCAAAAAGTTTATCAATCAAGAGCAGTTAGACGCGGACAAAAAAGCTCATGAGATGGGTGTTCGTTTTACTAAGTCGTATTTTGTAGACGAGCATGGCTATAACGAGCAGCATATCTCGCACATGGATTATGGTGATGGACAAGGCGCTATTAAGTTGCCAACGTCAACACAAGCAAATCGCTATACGTCAATGGTTAACAAAACATGGCTGCCGTTTAAAGCTGCTGACAGCGATAGTGAATTTACTGACGAGCAGCAAGAGCTTGAACAGGTCGCAGATGACGCACTTGAATTGAGCATACAGCCGTTTAAAGCAAGTGATATTAAATCTATTATCGCAAGTGTCAAGGGTGATACTGATGATGATAGAGTCGCTAGCTTACGCGAACAGTTATTTAATCAATGCGGTGAAGATTTAGCTGACAGTGATTTCACTCAATTAGTTAATACTTTTTTAGCTGTGTCTGATGCTCATGGTTTTGCTGATGAATCGAGTGAGGTTTGATGTATTATTCTCGGTAAAAATGCTATAATAATCACACTATTGTCCTACCGTCGGCTGTCCTTACGGATAAAGGTAGTAACGGCATAGTTGGTTTAAAGTCCTTGTGTGAACATTCGCGATAAGTAGCACTAAAACCTTATTTTTTTTGGGTAAGAAACCCTTGTCACTAGGGCTGCTTAGCAGGGATAGTGAACAGTCTAAGCTAGTAAGTGGGCTGCATAGAAAAACACTAGCAATTAAGGCAGGTAATTACCTCTCTTTATTGAGAACTCTACACTTGTGACTTAATCGATTCATGCGCGATAAGCATATTTCTCAGAGCAGCCGCTATCTATTGCAAGTAGGTGGCGGCTTTTTATTCACCGATAAGAGTATTTGATTATGAAAGTATATGAATATGGCGAAGAAGATAACGAAGAAGGTATGTATTGGTCAGGTCTAGCCCTTAGTAATGAGCAGTCATTTGAGGCTATTAAGACCGCCATTGTTGCCAAGTTTGAGCTTAATTTATCACTAACTACCGAAGCGTTAGACGAGCATAATGATGATGATTATATCAAAGGTCATCTTGAGCAAAGAGAGTACGATAAAACTAGATTGAACCTTGCTAGACACGCAAAAACAATGATACACCTATGTAGAATTGACAGAGTATTCGTAAGACAGCGTGACGTTGCTGAGTATGTCGGCTGTGATTATTGGTCACTACTGGCAGCTAAAGAGATTGCAGAAAAAACAAACGCATAATGATTTACAGCCACCTTAATTGGTGGTTTTTTAATGTGCAAAATAAAGTGAGCCACTAATGGCAACGACAACAGCAGGATTTGACGTAAAGTTCATCGAAGCCATTGCTTACGCGCTTAATCGTAACGTAGTGCTTCCTGATGAATACTACGACCGCATGACACCGATACAGCGTCAGCAAGCGGTATCTATTGCAGGACTGGCACAAACTGAGCAGATTAAGCATGTGATGGGCTTGGTCAATGAGCAATTAGTCGATGGCGGTACGTTTGCAGACTTTCAGAAAGCTGTTAAGGCGGGCGATATTGATATTAATCTGCCAAGACATCGACTAGATAATATCTTCCGCACCAACATTCAAGGCGCTTATGGTCGTGGTCGATGGTATCAGCAGCAACAGAACAAAGACGAACGCCCATATTTGATGCGGGACGGTATCAATGATATTAGACAGCGCCCAGCTCATAAGGTGCTAGATGGCGTAGTCAGACATATTGATGATCCATTCTGGCAACAGCACTATGCTCCATCGGGCTATCGCTGCCGGTGCATAATGCGTTCGCTTACTGAGTCTCAAGCACAGGCCAAAGGTATTACTGATGATGGTGATTTGCCTGACGTGCCAAATGATAAAGACTGGATTGGTGGCACACCCGCACAGTACACGGGCAACATGAACAAGCTGGTCAACGATAAGATAGCTGAACTCGCTATCACGTACTACAAGCAGTCAGATGCGATATTGGCAGCAAGACAGCGTATTGAAGCAGCTATCACGGTGATGTTGGCTCAGCCAGTACCAGAGCTTGCAACGTTGATTAGTGAGGCGCAGGAATTGATTGATGAAGAGGGAGCATGATTGTAGTTATGTACTTGGTTGGATTGCTCACAGGGTTGGGTATTTGGTTTTTGACTCACTGCATTAAAAGCGAGCCGCAAATAAAAGTTAAACTTGATAGATATGGGCGCGATAGGTCGGTAGTAGCCTTCACAAAGGCCAACTTTAGACCGCAAGCATTACCGCCAAGTCCGCCTAGGCGTGGTGATTGGAATGGTCCTGTACCGCTAAGCAGACGAGCGCCACCGAAACCACCATATAATCCGCATAAGTGAGCACGCTATGAATAAGCGTAAACGATTGCTCGAAGCTATTGTGCTGATAGCTGATATAGCGATGACCATCTACACCAAGCGCAAGAAACAAAAACAAGACCGCCGATAAGGGCGGTTTTTTAATGGGTGAAATATGAACTTACAAGCAAAGATTAAGCGCGACATTGACAGCCATGCGCTCATGAGCTGCACAGGGCTTGAGCATCAGCTTGCGTCTATCGACTTCAAGGCGCTATCACGCTATGACGATGATGATGGCGAAGCGGCTTATACAGTTGAGAATGGCGTGGCGACTATTGATGTACGCGGTCTGTTAGTACCTGAAACGTCGAGTGATTATCGCTCATGGGGTGTCACAGGTTATGCAAACTTAGCTGACTACATACAGCAAGCTAATGACGATTATACGGTGACAAGCATTGTCTTAGACATTGATAGTGGCGGTGGTTATGTCGCAGGCCTTGACGGCATCACTGAGACCATCTACCAGTCTGCAAAGCCGATTGAAACGTTTGTTAGTGGTGATATGTATTCAGCCGCTTACTGGTTAGGTGCTAGCACAAGCAAGGTTACAGCATCTAAGCAATCAGGTATTGGCAGCATCGGTGTTTATGTGGTCCACACTGAGGAAAGCGGATGGCTTGAACGCTATGGCGAAAAGGTTTCATTGTTCCGATCAGGCAAATGGAAGGCAGCATTCAACTCATTTATGCCACTGACAGACGATGAAAAGCAGCGTCTACAAGAAGGCGTCGATGAATCAGCCAGTATCTTTTTTAATCATGTAGCAGCACAGCGTAACGTTGATGCTAAAACAGTCAAAGGCTGGGAAGGTGACGTGTTCACCGCCGTTAAAGCCAAAGAATTAGGTCTGATTGATGGGATAGCAGATAGCGTATCAACATCAAGCAGTGCCGCACAGAGCAACAATAACCCCGAGGAGTACGACTTGAACGAGTTAGAAAAGGCGCAAGCCAAAATCAAGCAGCTAGAAGATCAGGCATTGTCTGATAAAGCTGCATCCGATAAAAAGATTGCTGATGCTAAGGCTGAGGCGCAGGCCGCTAAGGACGCACTAGCAGAATCGCAAGCGGCAACCCGTCAAGCAGCTATCGATAAGTTAGCCGCTGATACTGGTCGTGAGTTTACCGACGAGCAAGTTACTGCGTTTAAAGCGATGGATGACGCGCAATTTGCTGTCGCTGAATTTATGGCAAAACCAGTCGAAAAGAAAGCGCCTGAGCTACCTGATGGTTTGGACAAGGCTCAAGCAACCAATGGCCGTGAAGGCGGCGAAAGTAAAATTCTAGCAGCTGTTGAAGCAGCTAAAGCACAAGGAGCTAAATAATGGTCGCAACTACGCTTACAACCCAGCACCCTTTACCAGTGGACATCATGCCAACAACTGACAGTGTTGTGCCAACGACTGCCACCGCCTATAAGAAAGGCGATTTGCTTGTGGTCGCTGCGGACACCAACGCCGCCACTCACAGCGCGACTGGTGCGGATTGGCACGTTATCTGCCTTGCTGACGTGACCGCCGAGCAAGCCACTGAGAAACTATCAATGGGCGTTGAAATGCCCGTGTATGTTGCAGGTAAATTTGACGTGTCACAAGTCAAGATTAATGGCACAGCGCTTGATGCAACGCAGACACTGGCTGCACGAGCTTACGCTAACCGAAACACTAAAATTACGCTTAGCGTAGTCAAATAAGGAGATTTATAGATGGCAACATTTACATTCGATAATGGCGATGCGCTTGACACTGCCAGTTTTGAGGAATTGGCTGCGGTCTACGACTTTAGCAATCCAGTAAGTAGCTTTTTTCGTGACCGTTATTTCCCAGATGCTGTTTACCTAAACAATGAAGACAAAGTACCTGTGGGTGATATTAAGACCTATGTGCCGCTAGCCCCTGCGGTTGTGCCGACTGCACAAGGCCGCGTCATCAAAGATAAAGTACAAGCCAATGTGGATTATATCCCCGCGCCTTACTTTAAGCCTGCGATGACGGTTGAGCCGTTAAGCAAGATTGATGCCAAGCTGCAAAAGTTGCTGCAAACTATGCGTGTCATTGCTACCAATGGCGCAGGTGTGCCACCAACCATGCAAGACGAGTGGGAAATGGCGGCGGCTTACTCTTACTTTACTATCCGTAAGTCTTTAAATGCCCGTATCGCCCTAATGTGCCGTGATGCATTGCTGTACGGCAAGGTGGTTGTGCAAGGTGATGATAACGCGGGTGTGACTGTTGATTTTGGTCGTCACGAAGACCTGACCTACAGTCCAACAATTGCATGGGACCAAACAGGGGCTGATCCATATCAAGACATCAAAAATATGGTTAAGAACCTACTTGAGCACGGTAAGCGCCGCGCCGTTGATGCTGTCATGCCAAGCCGCGTGTTCGACGCATTGAGCGACAATGATAAGTTTAACGACAAACTCACTGCTGCTCGTGGCGATAATGCTACTCGCGTATTTGGTGGGACGTTTGGCGGTCGTGAAGAAGCTGTGCTACAAGGCACGGTCGATGGTATCAACTTTTGGACTTATGACGCTGAGTTTGAAAAAGAAGACGAAACAAGCGAAATGATGATCCCAGAAGATGGCTTTTGGTTGATTGCTGAGGTCAATAATCCGTTGTATTTTTGCATGATTAAGCACCGCAAAAACCCTGCTAAGTTGGCAATGGAGTTGATGCCTTATCATGTATTTAGCGATGATCCATCTGTTGATAAATTTATCGCCGACTCAAGCCCGTTACCTGTGACCATCAATAAAAATGGTGCTTGTGGCGGTACTGGTTTTATCACTCTTTAATATCAACTAACTTTAATTGCCCTGTTTAATCGCAGGGCTTTTTTTGGAGCAAATTATGTCTAAGTATATTGCAAAACAATCGGTAGGCCGTTTTAAAACTGGCGAAGTTGTCGAAGGTTTGACCGAAGATCGCGCTGAATTTTTGCTAAGTAAAGGCGCTATTGTGGAAGCTGAAACCGTTGAAGGCGAAGATGTTAATACTGGCGAAGGTGGCGAAGTGGTTGAGTTGGAAAAGCTCACCAAAGCCGAGCTAACAGCTTTACTCGATGATGAAGAAATCGAGTACAACGACTCAGATACCAAAGCTGAGCTAATCGCACGCTTTCCAAAGGACTGATTATGTACGCGACTCATGACGATTTAATAAGCCGCTTTGGTGCGCTTGCTATAGCTGAGCTTGAGTCGATGCATAACGACGGCTTGCTTGCAGTCACTAACGCGCTGTCAGACGCGTCAGAGAAGATGAACAGTTACCTATCCATACGCTATCAAACGCCATTGAATAAAACTGAGCATCTAAAACTGGTGTGTGCTGATATTGCACGCTACTTGCTCTATATGAACGAGCCAACTGACGAGGTTGAGTCACGTTATAAAGAGGCGCTTAAATGGCTGCAAGACGTTGGCGCAGGTAAAGCCAACGTCACATTTGCTGAGCCATTGACAGCCGAGGAGCAGCAAAGCACTTATGTTAAGCCTGCTGTGCCAATTGGCAGTAGCTATCCTGGTCAAGTGTTCGGCGATGACGTGTTTGCCAAGATGCCTAATGTGAGATGACTATGTTTGATGCGGAGCTATCAGGTGGCGATGAGATAATCAGGCGGCTAGGTGATCTGTATTTTGACAGTAAAAAGATGCAAAAGTTTAGTCGCATGACTGGCGCTGAGATGGTCTATCAAACTGAGGAGCGTTTTGCTAATCAGCATGATCTACAGCGTCAACCGTGGCTGCCGTCTCAACGTGCAATCAGAGAGCGTGGTCAGACCTTGCGTGATACTGGTCGTTTAATGGCGTCATTGACCTATATTGCGCTACCCGATGGCGTCAAGTGGGGCACAAACGTGGTTTACGCTCGCATGATGCACTACGGCGGCACTAAAGCAATGTTTCCTCACCTATGGGGCGATATACCAGCAAGGCCGTATCTTGGTATGAATGACGACGACAGAGCCAGTGTGCTCAACATCATCAATCGGATTATGGACGTGGACTTATGAGTAATTATTTCGCGGTAGGTCTTGGCCTAATCGAGCATTTAGAGGCTAAGGCTGACGAGTGGGGTGTTAAGCACATTGGCACCGTTGCAGATATCAGTAAGATTACTAAGCAGATCACACCTGCGCTCTATGTCGTCAACACAAGCAATAATCCAAACGCTGTTGGCTCACTAGACAGTGTGGACGTGCAGCAATGGACGGTCGTTGTCGCTGTGAGCAATCAAGCAGCACAGACAGATACAGCGGCTCTTATGCGCGATGCAGGAGAGCTTATCGGCAAAGTAATTAATCATGTGCAGGGTTATCAACTAGATGACTGGCACGGCGCTTTACAGCGTACTGGCACATCAGGCAGACCGGACTATTTCAGCACGTTTGCGCTTTACCCTTTCACTTTTAGTACACAATTCAAGCCTTAATTGAGGACAAACTCATGGCAGATAATTTAAACCAGTCCCACGCCTTTATTGGTAAGGGTAAAATCTATATGACACCAGTTAAAGACGGTGTTAAGCAGTCAGCGTTTTGGGTGGGCGTAGCGTCAGCAATGGCGTTTAGTCACTCAGTCGATGGCAAACAAGAGTTGTTTGAGAACCACTCTGGCAACAACCAATTGTGGGATGTGAGTGAGGGCACCAAAAAAACCTCTGTCTCATTAACCATTCAAGAGCGCCGTGATGATGCAATGCGCGCAGCACTGCAAGCAACTGTTGAAACTGTGGCAGCAGCTACCGTAACAGGTGAAAGTCATAACATTGGCGAAAACATTGGCGATATGACCTTTTTGAAACACGGTAACGTGTCAGACGTGGCTATCACTGATGCAGCAGATGGACCATTGGTCGAAGGTGCTGATTACACGGTTGATGCTGACTATGGACGTGTTGAGCTACTAACAGGTGGTCATACCGCGCCGCTAGCAATCGATTACGGTTACGGTGAGTCTAAAGTAACCAAGCCAATGACCGACGATGTTGACTATTACGAAGTCCGTCTTGATGGTATCAACACGGTTGGTCAGCAAGGTCGTCAGATTACGACTGCTTACCGTGTCAAACTTGATCCAGCCGATACTTATGACCTTATCAATGAGAACTTTGCAGAGATGAGCATTGAGGGTGAGTGCTTGTTTGATGAAGATGCAGGTGCAACTTATCAGGTTGTGAACCTGTAGCTTGATAGGTCTATGTGAAATTGCATAGACCTATTTTTGTTTAATTAAGTGACTGCGTGACGGTTGCTTACTCAAATGAAATACTCACTACTAAATAAAAGGCTTTGAATATGGCAGCGACTACACAAGCAACAGTAACAAAGGCGTGGACTAAATTATCAGACGGTGACTGCACTGTGCAAGCTGCTTACATCGGCGACTTTTATCACATTGCTATTAGTGCGACCGCACCAACCGATAGCGCTAGCATTAAAATAAAACTGGACGAACCTGCTAATTTTGCTTATAAAACAGCCGTTTATTGTAAATTAGCGAGCAATAGTAAGCGAGACAGTGCACCTATCAACGTCATCAAGTAAGGAGCTATCATGCAGTATTTTGGATTTGATAGACCGAGCTTTGGTATTAAGACGTTTGGTTTTGGCTCGAGTGAATTTAGCCCTTTAGACTTATTCGCAGGTGGCAAACAAGGCGTATGGTACGACCCCTCGGATAAGTCAACCTTGTTTCAAGACGTAGCAGGGACAGTGCCAGTCACTAAAGATGGCGACCCTGTGGCGCTTATGCGTGATAAGTCAGGCAACGGCAATCATGCAACGCAAACATTGAGTGCTGCAAGACCCACCTACCAAACAGATGGTATTTTGTATTGGCTAAACTTTGACGGTGTGGATGATGAATTACTCATTTCCGTAACGCTTAAAAATAACAACTCAATTAGCGCGTCCTTGCGAACCGATAGACCCATCAATAGTTTGATGTTTGGCGGTAGCAACGGAAGCGCAAAAATGGGGGTATTTAGGGACTCAGCATTTTTTCGTTTAGTGCCTAATGGTGATGAGGTGACAATTCCTTATGTGGCTGCAAGCAAGCACATTATCACAGGTTTTAGAGATAACGGTTATACGGCTGGGCGATTAAACGGGGTTGAGAGTAAGGCGACTGCACCTAATGCGACGGCACAAACAACTTGGGTAACGCTTGGTTCAGCTAACTTTACTGGTCAGTATTTTTCAGGGAGTATTTACGGTGCAATACTACTAGATGATTACAGTGTAGATAAATTACTAAAAATAGAAAATTACCTATCAACTAAATGTGGAGGTATTGCATGAGTGACTACACGCACAGAATGACCCTTGCTGTGCCTGAAGCTTTAATGCCGCAAGCCAATCAACTTGCGTTAATCGTAGGCGAAAGCTCAGACGATGATAAGACGTTTGCAGCAGCTAATTGGCAGGACAAAGACGGTAATTTGTACGCAGTATGCTCAACAGCGATTAAGTCAGTTGTCTTGGGGTTGTTTGGTGTTAGCTTAACTGATATCACACTACCTACTCATGCTGTTAATGCAGACGTTACAGCAGCACAGCAAGCACTAGATAAAGTCGTGATGTATAAGCAGGGCGATAAAGTAAGTACAGCTAAGATTATGTGTGCGATTGACTTTGAGCCGCTGGCAGCTTTTGACGATATGGGATTGACGATAATTGAGAGTGATTTGGTTTAATGTTTTTATTTAACTAAGTCATTGCGAGTCGATGGCTTAATTAAATAAAAAGGAATGATTATGCGTACTAATGCACAAACTAAGCTGACAAATATTGTCACGGGTAACGTTATTATCTTGTCTGATAGCTTATATCCTGATGCTGAGCATGATTGGTCATCAGTAGTATCAAATACCAAGTACGCGCTAGACGGTACGATGATAGTCGAGCAATCAGAGCGTAAAGCCGGCAGACCGTACACGATGCAAGCACCTGATAGTCATGGCGTACTGACTAGAGAAACGGTTAATGCTCTCAAATCTGAGCGTGACAAGCTGGGCGCTACGTTTTGGCTAGACTATCTAGCCGATGGGACAGTAAAGCGTGTAAAGGTGATGTTTGACACAACAGGTGAGGCGATTGAAGCTAAGCCAGTCAAGAACACGACCAGTCCAGAATTGACCGATTACTATAATGTGACGCTTAGGTTTTTAGAGATACCTAGTAATTAATACATAACAAGCCACAGCCCACTCATCGCAGTGGGTTTTTTAATGCCTAAAATTTGACGGATGACGACATGGCGATTACTCAAAACGATTTAGAGATACTAAAGTCAGAGATTATGGCTGATACACCTGATGGTGGCGGTCTGCCAACGGGTATTGCTGTCGTGGATGGCGTATCTAACAACTTGTTTCCTGACGTGTCGGATATTGACGCGCTAGAGGGCCGTGTTAGATTCCGCAAGGTTTTCCCGTCAGTCAATACCGCAAACAATGATTTGTTACAAGCATCAAGGCTTGTTGTGACAGAAGTACCAAGCAATCCCAATATGTCAATATTTATGATTGCCGGCACACGTTTTGCTGACGAGCGTACCGATATTGAAGAGGAAGTCTATAAGTACGCCACACCGCAAGAGGGTTACGAAATCCTTTATCAAGGCAAGAATTATAAAGGCCTGCGAGTATTGCAGTTTTTAATAAAACAGACTGACGGCCAATTCGTATCCAATGGCGACGTTATAAAGATAACGCAGTTAATGCAGCCAGTGCCAGATGGCGAAGTGCAAAGTCCGCCAATCGGTACGGTTTTGTACGATCAATTTGTCAAAGTCCTAAGCGTCTCTTATACGGAAGTGCAGATAGATATTACCAGCTACTACGTGGCATCAATGACAATTAAAGAAAAATTAGATTATGATTTTGGTGGCGCTGCTAATAGCGTACAACCTGCCACTGTTTTTGCTACACGCCAAGACCCTGATTTGAAGTTTTACGGCGCCACAAAACTAGGCTTGGCTGCCAATTTTGGTGCTGAGCAAGTAACGCTATCATCTAGCAAGCTTCGTATTGCTCCATCTGGCGTATCGCTGGATAGTAAAAAAGTAGGCGTCAACCTAACAAGATTGCCTGACGATGGCCTTGTAGACTTGGTTGATATTGGCGACCTCGTTACGATTACCGAATTAAAGCTGATGGAGCTGCCGACCAATGCGCCAAATGACACGTTTGACTTAGGATTTGAGCGCCTATCTGATATATCAGTTGTTGACGTAAACGGAGCAAAAGTAAATAGCGACTACCTTGATATTGATTTGGACGCTGGCACTTTGACCTTGAATGGCATGTTTGATATGTCTTTTTACACGTCTCCACTAACTGTCAGATATCGCATTATGGATTTGGCTAAAGTTGAGTCAGTAAATAGCAACGTGGTCTCTTTACTAAATCCAATAACGCATGACTACACAGATGCGGCTGTATTTAGCACTATGTTGCTGATGGGTGATATGCAAGCGAGAGACTACAATATTTTTAGTCAAAAATCATGGGGCAATGGTGTTTGGAGTGACACGCTAATTGGTGACGCTACAACGTCACAATTGCAAGTTACTAATAATCCCATCGTGGTGACAAACCGCGATGCTATCGAGGAGCGTTGGGCGCTGGTGTTTACCAGTCAAACAGCGTTCCGCATTATTGGCCAAACAGTCGGTGAGATTGGCTCAGGCTCACCGACCACTTTGACAGCGCCAATTAACCCTATGACTGGCTATCCGTATTTCACGATACCAGCAGCAGCATGGGGTGGTGGTTGGTCTGCTGCTAACGCAGTCAGATTCAATACCGCTGCTGCTAAATATCCTATATGGATTGGCAACGCTATCCAGCAGCATCAGGGCAGTAGTAAAGATAACTATGATTTTACTATTGGTTACCACGCAAACATCGACCGCGAGCGAGGTGATTCATGATATTAAGTGTCGATGCAAAAAACGCCGCTTTGCAAGGGATTGCTGACAAGTTAAACGAGGGCACTAACTCAGTGCTCTCTTTGTTTATAGGCGAGACGTTGGCTGCTGAGTTTTCTTTACTTAATCCGGTGCAAGAGTCTATCGCTAATGCTGTCATGACGTTTAAAGTGCCGCCAAAGGTCATGGCTATCGCGTCAGGTGTGCCAACAGCGGCCAAGATTTTAGATGCAAGCGGCACGTTAATCGCTGAGCTTGATGTAGCAACAGAGATCACGCTTGATAAGTCGCAAGTGTATCAGGGTGGCTATGTCACGCTGACAGCGCTAACAATAGGTATCTGATATGGCAACAATCACAGGCAGGGCTAAACGCTATGACGGCACAGCGATTGATTATATTTTGATTTTTCGATGGAAGGACGGGAAGTTCTTAGGTAAGTCGATACCCGATAGGGCTGGTAATTGGTCGTTTATTTACGATACTAATTTAATAGCAGGTATTACTTACGTTGCCGATGGGTGCGAGCCTGTCAGTCATGGGCCGTATGAGTTTGTACTAAATAAATAGGGATAAAAAATGAGTTTATTAACACCAGAAATTTTGCCAGTTAAAGTTTATAAGTGGGATGATGCTGGCGCACCTGCGTTAGATAAAACAGCAGGTTGTGTCGCTACTATTTTTAAAGCTTGTCTGGCTGTGGGATATGGGACAAAAGAGCCTGCGGGTTGGACAATGCCTTTCGAAGATACAGCAACAGGCATTAAAGTTTTTCGACCAGACGTTGGGCCTCATACTGATTTTTATCTACGATGCGCGGCTGATACTGGTACAGAGATGGCGTCTCAGGTCTATCTTAATATGACTGATGCAAACACTGGCGACCTAAAATTGCAGTGTGCAACAGCGTTTAAGTACGCAAAAGCAAACTCAACAGGCAAGTGGCTGCTCGTGGCAACACCTAGGGGTTTTTGGTTTTTTTGCGATCAAAGATTCTCCGATGGCAACCCCACTAAAACAGGGGCATATTTTTATGTGGGCGACTTACAAAACGCTGTAGCTGGACAGGACGCCGTTTATCTACAACATACAGGTGGCGCAAATAACGATGGCGCTTACTCTGACATTTTTTCTAGGAGTTTAAACAATACTGTTGATAAAGCTACAAATAGGTATGTGTCTGGCAAGATACTTTTGGGGGCAAACACCGTGCTTACTGTTGATGTTAATAGCATGTCAGATAGTCTAGTGTCAAAAACCACATCGCCACACTTAACGCCGATATTTATTGTAGCAGAGGGCGATTTGTACCTGTTGCCTAGTGTATATGCGCCTTTAAGCACAGCAACAGCTAATAATTTTGATGTGGTAACCGCTGTTGTAGACACCTCGTCAAACATGGTGGTACACGCTACTGGGGGTAGGTCTAGCAGCAACCTATATATTAATGCTGATACATGGAGCTACTAATGATAATTGGTATTTATTATGGGCAGCTTAGTGCAGGCTATATCGCAGGTAGCGGAGACGGCATTGTTACGGTACAAGGCAAACCTGCATCACGTAAAATTTGGTTGCTCAATGCCAACACAATGGTAGTCGAGCAAATCGTAACATCACTTAAAAACGGTCACTACTTATTTATGGGGCTAGACCCCAACAAAAAATATCTAGTCATGGTGCGCGACTACAAACGCGAGTATGAGCCTTTTGTGTGGGATTACTTGACCCCATCGGATGATTTGACAATTGCTGAGCAGCAAGCGCTGCGGCTGTCATGGCAAACTAACTAAGGCGGATATATGGCAAGCTCATTAAAATTACAGCTTGAGCGTGTCATTAGCGCTAATCGTGTTAGTAGTGCGCTAGAGCTACCGCTTGAGCGCAAGCTGGGCGACCTGCCGCGCCTTAAATACGTGTATGCTGACGCACTGCCGCTACCGCTTGAGCGTAAAATCAGTGAGCAGCCAGCAGCTAATGCGCTGTATATGTCGCTCGACCGGACGCTTGGCACGTATGTACCGCTGGTATATGTGACAGCCAATGCGCTACCGTTGCCGCTATCTGAGCGTATAAGCAACCAACCGCCAGCGAGTGCGCTACCACTAGGACTGACGCGCAAACTTGGCACAACCACGGGCGGTTATGTGCCGCCAGTGATACCGCCAGTCAGTGACGATGTGTCGGTCGCTATCGCAGCAGTAGCAGACATAACGCCTACTGCGTCAGCAACTATGACAGCGGAGGTCGTTGAGGTCAGCGTATCGGTTATTGCTCATTGCGATCTAAACGCTACCGCAAGCGCGACTGTCGATTATGACGCGAATGTGTTTAGAGGGCTGATTGCTGACGCATCTAGCGACATGCAAGATGCAAAACTACAGGGCATTGATAGAGGCGGGCAGTTTGAGGGTAACGAGCAGCTAGTCAGCAATACAACAGCAGACTGGCAGCAATCGAGATTGATAAGCACTGACAATCAGGCGCAATTTGAGGGTAACGAGCAATTACACTCAAGTAGTCAGGTATCTTTTGAGCAATCAAAACTGATAGGCGATAGCAGTAAGCAAGGCGCGGAATACCAAGCATTTATTGCTAGCAAGTCACAGCTACAATATGAGCAATCAAAGCTGATTGGTCAAGGACAGTGGTACAGCTTTGAGGCGATGCTCAAGCGTCAAATCGAGCGCACATTAGGTGCGGAATACGCCGAGCTAGTGACAGACAAACTAAGCTCATATAACGAATACAGCCGTTTATTAAATACCCGTACCGATTTTTTAATCGAAACAGCAAGGCTGCCATTTAGCAAATTACGTTATGTACCGCCGCCGCTGTCTCAGACCGTCATACTCAAAGAGCAAGTCATTGCAGGCTGGGAGTGCGGTAGCGGTGCTTTACGTCACTATGTTTACAATGACGAATTAGCGTTACCGATGCACAGGCGCATTGCTGACAGGGGTGCGTCTAGCAGTCTAGCAATGCCTCTGACCATGCCTCGTGGGGTGCTGGAGCTATCAGCAGCCGATGCCGATGCGATGGAGACAAGGCCATGTAGGCGCAAGACGCTGGCGGTAAATCCAGATTTGGATATAACGCTGTGTCAGCCTAAAGTGTTTGGTAAAGCGTCATCTATCGCAGTCAGCGCAAATACTACGCTAAGCGCTACCGCGTTACTCAATCTGCTAATCGGCGAAAAAGGCGAGGCGTATAATAAGGGAGTTATATTTGTGACAAACAGCGTAGCTCTAACGCGCTCCGATGATGGGCGTGAGATTAAGCTATTAGGCTTTAGCGTGGGTGTTGATAGTAACAGCTATACATGGTCATTCAGTGCGACTGTACCACTGTCTGAGCTATCAAAGGTCGATACGGCACGAGAGCAGCAGATAGGCGTTGATTTCGTTTGTAACGGCAATCTATGGAGATTTATCTTAGATAGTTGTGATGATAGCGCGTCATTTGGCGAAAGCTCATTGACGATTAAAGGTAAGTCACGCGCTATGCTGTTAGCGAGTCCGTATTCAGCTCAACGTGGCTTTAAGTACGACACAGCTATGAGCGCAAGACAGATTGCAGAGGACGAGTTAAACCGCTTTGGTGTACCTAGTGGCTTTACACTTGATTGGCAGCTTGCAGGGGTCAATGGCTGGAATGTACCGGCTAACGCTTATAGCTACTCAAACAAGACGCCTATCAACTCGTTGCAGTGGATAGCCGAGGCAGCAGGTGGCTTTATCAATGCTGATATGAGTGCTGATGTATTGCACGTACTCGCACACTATCCAGTACCAAGTTGGGAGTGGGCAGCGCAGACACCGAGCATCGAGCTACCGATGTCGCTTATCACCAGCCGCAGCCGTGGCCGTGTCAATAAACCCGCTTATAATGGGGTAACGATATACGGAGAGAATGATAACGGTATCGGCGCTCTAATCAAGCGCACAGGCACAAGCGGAGGTTATCAGCCGCCTATGGTCACTAGCGACTTAATGACCGACACAGCGGCCGCTATTAGCCGTGGTGAGGCAATACTGAGCGACACAGGCGATATTGGTAACATCGGTATCTCAATGCCGTTGCATAGCGATTTTGGTGTTTTGCTGCCATCGACACTTGTTGGTGTTAATGATGGCGAGTCGTGGGTAGGTATGGTCAGAGGAACAAATATTACTGGCAGACTTAATAACAACCGAGCACTTGAGGTTGAGCAGATCACAGATTTTGAGCGTCATTTTGATAAGGAGGTCGTCAGTGGCTAGCGGTAATTTATGGCAGTTATTCAAAGGTGTCACTGAGCAGGGGGCTAAGCAATTGGCGACCGTCATTGACCGTAACGGCTCAAACTATACCGTCACCATGCAGGGCGGTGGTAACACTATCGTGCAATCAAGCGCAGCTTACGAGCTGCAAACAAAGGTATTTATCAGGGATGGTCAGATAGTCAGTGAAGCGCCTGACTTGCCATTCGTGGAGATTGAAGTATGACAGACAATACAGAGAAAGTGATCCGCGTCGCTGATACCGATATTGCTATCAAGCGCGTCAAAGTTAAAAATTTAAACGAAGTGACACGGGGCTTTACACCATTCGTGGCTGAGTTTGAGCGTATCGTAAAAGCAAATAAAGGACTGCCTGAGAGCGAGCTATTAGCACTGATTGGCAGCTATACAGATGAAACGGTCATATTAGCATCGGTACTAACAGACCAAACGCCTACCTTTTACCGAGAGCTTGAGCCGCTTGAGATGCTGCAAGTGATGCAGGAGGTCGTCGCCCATAGTGGCGATTTTTTTATGCGTCAGATTTTCATGCCCCTAAAAAGTCTAGGGGCGCAGTTAGCGTTACTTGGTTCGACAGCTTACTACCATTCTACAAAATCGGACTCAGAGAGCACGATGTCTTAGATATGGCGTTTGGTGAATGGTGGGGGCTATCTAAAGCATTTGCTAAAGCTCATCAGCAAAACATCAAAGATATGGCTATCGCTATGCGAGTATCGCAGGCAGACGCGAAAGGCTGGAAAGAGTTTATGAAAGACTAGCGTAACAAAGAACAATCAACTAAGATTGAGTAAATATAATTTTGGTGATTGTTATGGATATTAAAAAAATAGTAATTATCGCAGCTGTATTTTTATTGGCTTTGATAGGCTTTAATTACTATAGTAGCGCCCAATCCGAGAAGGCTAGGGCTGTGCGTATGGCTGAGACTGAGGCTTTGCGCAATCAAATTAAAATTCGAGAGATAGATCAAGCAAGAAATACTCAAATTCAACAAGATCGTGAGGAATTAGAGAGCATGCCTGTTGCCGCGCAAGAGATAATAACAGCTAAAGAATCTCAGCCGGAAGTTGGTGTTGAATACCAAGATTTTAATGCGCAGAAAGAGGATAGAGCTAAGCTTGATGATGTTATGGATCGATGGAACGATGCTAGTATAGTGGCGAGCAGAACATCAAGGATAGCACTATCTAACGTGGTTCAAGATATGCAAGCATTAAGGCGTGAGGCAGATAAACTTGTTGTAACGCCATGCCTTACAAGGGCGCAAGCGAATTTATTGGTAGGTATGGATTCAGAGCTTGCAGGGTACTTAAAATTCATGGCAGACCCTGATGCCAGTATCACACAAGATGTTATTGGTAAGTATGAGGCGCACGCTAAATATTATGAGTTAGTCAAAAAGTGTACCGATTGATTAAATACACAAATATGGACGTAAATTATGACTGATATAAATTACATGACGCTAAAAGAATGGCCAACAGCTCACAAGGTTTGGGGCGATGATGGTTTTGAGCGTATCAATCAATTGCTAGATAAAGCAGTGCATTTGGTTGGCAGAAAAGCACCAAATGAGGTTGTACACTATGCTGGACTATCTGAAAACAAAAGTAAGCCAGGTAAAACACCAGTTGTCTTTATCGATTGTGATAGCTTAAACCGCTACCACATTAGCGAACGAAACATCAAGAGTGGCAAGCTGCCAAAGCCTGATAGGGCAAGCGCCTTTAAATAAACAACGAATAAATCAACAAGCTCACCTAATTGGTGGGCTTTTTTATGCCTATAATTTGAGGTGCGCCATATGGCAGGTGATTTAGATTTTAACGTGCAGTTGCGTGTGCTCAATGAGCAGTTTAACAACGGCATCAATCAAGCGCGTGATAAGTTTACGCAATACGCCCAATCCGTGCAGCGTAATGTAGCACAAATGAATACTGATACTGAGCGAGCTACTACGATGCTAGCAGGGCTTGCCAATGTTGATGCCAGTCGTTTAACAAGTGAGATTCGCGCCACAGCCGACCAGCTACGCCAGATGGGTGCCGGTGCCAACATATCAGGCGAGCAGGTCGAGGCGGCTATGCAGGCATCTGCGCTCCAAGTTACCCGCCTTGGCAGACAGTTAGAAGTTGCTAGAGCTGAGGCAGTACGATTAAGCCAAACAGGGGCGTCGCCTCAAGATTTAGAACAAGCAGCAGCCAACGTGAACCGTTTAGAGACTGAATTAAACGAAGCTCGCAGCGCCAGTGTTAGTTTAGCAAACGAGCTGTCAGGCGCAATGAATAGAGCTAGCACGACCGCTGACAATGCACGTAATTCCCTCTATCGTATGGCTAACATCCGAGTGCCTGAGACGATACGTGGTGAGATTGATAGCATCAGTCGAGCATTGGTAGATTTTCAGAACAATAGTGGTCGCCCCGCTGCTGAGATTGAGCGAGCGACGCGCGCAGCCGAGGAGCAGATCAGACGGCTAGAGAATGAGCTGAACGGTGTTGATGACACGATAAGACGGACAGATACCAGCACAGGAGGTCTAAGTGGTGGTGTTGATAAGCTAAAAGGCGCATTTGGCGGATTGCAAGGTCTATTGGCAGCAGCAGGCCTTGGTATTGGTGTCGCTGAGATTATCGAAGTGTCGGACGCATTTAAAACACTAGAGGCTCGCGTTAAATTAGCGACTGGTGAGGGTGCTGCTTTTGTCACAGGCTTTGAAGGCGTTAAACAGATTGCTAATGAGACATTTAGTAATATTGAAAGCACGGGTGAATTATTTGCCCGAATATCACAGGCAGGTGAAGAGTTAGGATTAGCGCAATCGCAAGTATTGGAAATCACTCGCACCATTAACGAGGCTATTCAGCTATCTGGTGGTAGTGCTGCCAGTGCTGACGCTGCAATCACTCAGTTGATCCAAGGTTTGCAGTCAGGTGTGGTCCGTGGTGAGGAATTTAACTCCATCATGGAGCAGGCCCCACGCTTAGCTCAGGCTATGGCTGACGGTTTAGGCGTGACTCGTGGTGAATTACGAGCATTGGCACAAGATGGCAAGCTAACATCAGAGGTCGTCATTAATGCAGTGCAGTCGCAAGGAGAGGCGATTGCGAGCGAGTTTGGTTCACTGCCTAATACGGTTGGCAATGCTTTGCAGGTAGCTAAAAACCAAATTTTTGAGTTTGTCGGTGAGATGGATAAGTCGGTAAATCAATCCTCGTTACTAGCTAATGCCGTCAACTCAGTCAGTGATAGTCTAAGCAATATGGACCCATCAACAGTTGCGGCTGTTAACCAAATATTCAATCAGCTGATAACCACGGTTGGCACATTATGGAAAACGATTGTCGATACATACAATCAGATTAATGATTGGATTGGTGCAATTACTAACAGCTCGGAAACAGCAGAAGAAAAAGTAGGTCTTATCACAAGAGCTATGCAGGGTGTAAGCATTGTACTTGGCGCTATCAATGATGGATTTGAGACTATTGGTATTGCCCTAAATGTTGTTTCTGGTGTAGCTGCAAATTTTGTGGCTGTACTAGCTCGCGGGTTATCAATGCTTACATTTGGCGAAGCAGCTCAATCTTTAAAGGATTTTGCTGATCGTTTGGATGAGGCAGCAACAAGCTCCTACGCTAAAGCAGACCAAGCAATATTAGACTTCACGTCATCCGCTAAAGCAGCGCTTGATGATGCAGCCATGTCAGCTCAAGACAGAATGGGCGCTGCGGCTAAGGCAGCAACAGACGCTTATGACACAATGACAGCAAGTGGTACGGCGTCAGCCGACGCTGTAGAGGGTGCTTTTACCAAAATGGCTAATGCTCAGATAACAGCTTACGGTGAGTCAGCATTGGGAGCGCTACAAGCAGAGGCAGCAGAACGCAATCTGACAGTTGCTATCGGTGAGACAGGTAAGGCTATTGTCGAAAAAATGACTGATGAGCAAGCAGCGTCAGCATCAGCGCAGGGTGCAGCAAAAGCTTTAGATAAAACCTATCGTGAGCTTGCTGACTCGCTAAGTGTTGGCATTACGCAAGGTTATGCAGATGCAAAAGCATCGGTGCTAGAGCTATCAGATAGTTTCGATGTTCTGACTGATGCAGGTTATCAAACAGGTGAGGTGCTGTTTGCTGCCTTGAATGACATGACCAATAAGGCTAAAAACACTGACGAGCTGCAAGATATTATCTTAATGTGGGAAGATTTAGGCAAGCAAGGGCAGCTTACAGGTGAAGACTTGGCAGCGGGTCTTGACTTGGCTAATGAGCGCCTTGACGCATTGACAGATGGTGTTAACTCAGTCAATGAGGCCTACAAAGTTTTAGGTCTGACGACACGCGCTGAGGCAGCGAAACAGGCAGAGGCATATACGCAGGCTTACGGTATCATCGTCAAAGACGGTGAAGCCACCGCAGGTCAGCTTGCAGACGGATTTAAGAAGTACGCCAAGGCAGCAGTAGCAGCTAATGGCGATGTGGTGACGGCGCAGTTAAAGGCTGAAGCAGCGCAGCGAGGGTTAACAGTCGCAGTTGATGAAACAGGCCGTGTCACATTTGAAAAGATGGGACAGGCTAAGGCCGCAAACGATAATGTCACTCGCTCAGTCCATGGTATCCGTACAGCATACGACGGCATATCGAGCAGCGCAGGCAGTGCAGGAAATAGCATGGTACGCGCCGCTAATGATGCGTCATCCGCTTATGATAAGTTGCAAGCTAAGATTAAAGCGGTCAAAGAAGCGCAAGCGGTCGAGAATGAGCGCACGACGATGCAAAACTTGCGAATTTACGGCAAAGAAGAAGCGCCGGCTATTGGTGATCAGTTTGGCACCAGGTTAGGCGTTGAAAACTTTTTGAAATCGCAAGGATTATCAGAAGCTCAAGCTATTGAGGAAGCGCGTAAGCTGTACGCAAAACAAGGCACATCTAGTGGCAAGCTCGACTTTGGCACGCTGCAAGGCTTCCAAGAAGGTCAAATAATGACAACAGCTGATCTGGACAAATTCAAATCAGCGACAGTTTATCTTGCCGAAATTGCAGAGAAAGCGCGCCAAAATGACAGGCAACGTGATAATTATGAAGCGGCAAGAACCGCAACAGCGCAGATCACAACGCAAGAGTATGGGCGCTTTGATAGTCAGCCGCGGTCAACGAAAACCATTGACGTTAATTTAAGGCTTGGCGGTACATCAGTGCCGGTACAAGTTGCCGAAAATCAAGAAAACGCTTTAATGTCATTGCTGCAACAACTACAAGACAGTAAAGCAATCGCAGGTTACTAGCCACTCGATGAGTGGTTTTTTTACGACTAAAATTTGAGGGGGCGTTATGCCTAGTAATCAATGCGGCTTGATAGGCCGCTATTTTTTTAAGTTTGACGAGTTGATAGATTGGATATTTCCAACAGCAAATAGTGTAAGGCCAGTTGAAGTTGCAAACGTCGGTATGCTTTGGTCATTCTCGATCATCTTTATCATTGGCGCGGCCGACATTATCTTGCAGCACCCATATCGCGGTTTTACTTACGTGTCCTCAATATGGGTATGGATAGCAATGTTTATTCTCGGCACTGGCTGTTGGTTCGCACTCGTTAAGAAGTCTTTACGCTCAGATAGGCGGTCAGCAATAGGACTAGCATTGTCGTCAGTGGTGTTTATCGCGCTGTCAGGCATCTTTGCAAGTGATTACCCTCCATTATCCACAGCCGTTCCAATCTACTTCTTACATGGCGTTATGTGCTTACTAGCGTCAGTCAAGCGAATGAAAACAGTTCGAATCGTAGCAGACGAATTAGCCAATGAGGGGTAAAGGTGGAAATTGTAAATTTACTTTTACAGTCGCCTTTACTTCAAATATTGGCGGCTATATGCGGCTGCCTAATCGGATCGCTAGCTATGAATCCGGTCGAGCGTTACGGCATTAGAATAGCAATCTTGTTCACAATGCTGTCAATGCTCATCGCTAGCGCACTATCTGAATATCTAGCTGTAACTAAAGGAATGGAGTTTGTCACAGTCCATGCTGCCATTGGTGGCGGCATCGGTCTAACTGGTCAGTTTTTAATTGAGGAAATCAAACAAAGCGCACCTAAGTTTTTTAAGTCACTGCTTAACGTCCTAACATCAACACTCATAGATAGCATTGTCGAGACTATCGTGATGTTTTTCGAGGGCATCAAACGCAAGATTAAAAAATGGTTGCCGAAATAACTTAGCCGCTTAATTGAGGTTTTTTTGGGGGTAAAAATGGCTTACGGTCATGTAGTACAAGCGCAGACAGCGTTATCTAATGCAGGGTTTTACCATGGCAAGATTGACGGGGATTTTGGCGGTGGTTCACTTCGAGCCGTTGAGAGTATGATTGCCAATACAGGAAAAGCTGTCAACGTATTAACTAAAGCGGATGGCTGCACAAAAAACAAGCCAAAACTAGGCCGCTCTGATATTATCACTGCTGCAAAAGGTCTAGGCGTAGAACCTGCGACACTAAAAACGGTTATTGATGTTGAAGCTCGCTCAAGCGGTTTTGATGATGAGGGCAGACCAACCATCTTATTTGAACGTCACAAAATGTGGAAATATCTAGGTGAAGCGAATTACTTTACCAAGCGCGATCAGCTTAGCGCACTATTCCCTGATATTTGCCATCAGTCACCAGGGGATTACAACGCGCGGTCCCAGTATGAAAAACTAGCGATTGCAGAATCATTGCATTGGGAAGCAGCCCACTTGTCAGCCTCATGGGGTTTAGGTCAAGTAATGGGCTTCAATTATGAAAGTCTAGGCTATCCATCACTGAAAGCCTTTATTGATGCCATGTATGAGAGCGAGGCAAAACAGCTTGATGCTATGTGTCGATACATCAAAGTAAATTATCTGGTCGATGAATTGCAGCGTCATGATTGGGCTGGATTTGCAAAAGGCTACAATGGCAGTAATTACGCTATCAACAAGTACGACCAAAAACTAGCAGCCGCTTATGCAAAGGCCAAAAAAGAAGGTTGGTAGCATTTGAATAGGTTTACCCTGTGCCCCATCATTAATTTGGTGGGGCGTTTTTTATTGTCTAGGTTTTGAGTGAGTTGTCGTACCATATTCGTACCATGAGTTAAAACAAAAAACCTGAAAGCGTTTGTCTGTAAAGCCTTAAAGTGATTGGTTGATACTATCAATCATTGGCGCAACAGAGAGGCGTTTGTTGGTCATATCAACCATGGTTATCAAGCCTTAATATCTGTGTCTTAAACAAATGGATAAGGTGCAATGAGATATCTCATTGCACCTTAGTTTTAAACATCGTTCGAATTAGTGACTGATCTATTATTTATAAAATAACATGATCAATCTTTTTGAATTCAGGCAAATTATAGAAATAAAGCCCCATAATAATACCGATAGAGCCCACAAAGGCAATATATAGCGCTGGCGAGAAACTGATGAGTGTCGTGGCGTAACCAAGACCAAAGGGTATCAGCACACCCACGATACCGTAGGTAATATTATAACAAAAAGAAATGCCGGTGAGACGTACATTGGTCGGAAATAGCTGCACTAAAATGGCAGGGATCATGCCCACGATACCGGCACAGAACCCTAGCAATGCATACATGATTAATATATAGTCGCCACCCGCCTGCAGATGATAAAAGAACGCCAGTGTTTGAGCGATAAGTAAAACAGAACCAATGACCAAAATTTTACCAAAGTTCTCATGGGTCGAGATCATGCCATAAAAGACACAGCCAAGAATCATAAATACGATGCCCAAGCTATGAGAAAAGCTAAACAAATCACTGTCTAAAGTAAAGTTGATTTCTATTAGTTCTGGCAGTAGTAGGACAATGACGGAGGTGATACTTGATATCACTATAGTCAGTACCATACTGACAAAGATAGAATGTTTGCAGCGCTTGAATAATACCGTAAATGGTCTACCTAGATTCTTACCAGTTTTTGGCTTATCTAACGCCAAGAAAAACGGAGTCTCTTTAACCAATCGCCATACCAACAATGGCAGACAGGTTAGTAAGGCGCCAACAAAAAACGGCAAACGCCAGCCATAATCAGTCAGCTGTACGGTGGTCATAAAGTCAGTCAGCCACAGAAAAAACGCATTAGAGAACAGTACACCTACCAAAAAGCTAGCCGTAACGTAGCTACAAGCCACTGACAAATACTGCCGAGGGACATGCTCCGCCACAAATACCCAAGATAGCGGTGCGTAAAGACCAAATGCCATACCTTGTATGATTCTCAGCAATATGAATAACGCAGGTGCAAGCGCACCCCACTGCGCATAAGTAGGCAGACACGCCATTGCGAGCAAGCTACCTGCCGTAACGATTATGCTCAGGAAAAAGGTCGGCTTTCGACCTTTGAGATCACCATAACGCCCGAACAGAATACCACCAAATGGCCGAGCCAAGTAACCAATGACAAACAGCCCCATTCCTTGCAGCTTAGCAACCGTAGGATCGTTATTAGCGGGGAAAATAGCAGATGAGACAATGTCTGCAATGTACAAATAAATCAAGAAATCAAAAAAGATTACAGCGCTGATAAAGCTTACGAATATGACTGTATTTTTGTCTTTTTTAGACATCAGGGCGTATTGAGAACGAGTCGGCAT